TTTCCTTTAACCGATTGATGCTGTTTCGCCGCCGCCAAAGACTGGCATTTTCTTCAAGGTTACATGAGCAGAACGGTGAACAAGCTCACCCTCTAACCAGTACTCAACCCATGTCGTGAGTTCATTGTCATTATCCACTGTACCCTCTCGCTTTTCAAGCAGAGAGTCGTCCATGTCGCCTTTGGTTGTGGTTACAAGCATGTTGGTCCTTATGCAATACGAATTAACGCGGATGACACTGTATTAGACGGCATCTCAACCACAAAGGTGGTGGTCGCCACCTTGTCAGAGCCGAAGTCCAATATAGCAATCGCTTTGTTACCCTTGGTGACGTTATAGATTAACGCGCCTCGGGCCGTAAAATTGGCGGGGTTCCATGTGGGATTGGCAAAATCTACAAAGGCTGTGGTGCCCGAGGTCTCAACCGTAACCCCCGTCAACACATTGCCGCCTGCTGTGTAGCCAGTACCGGATGTCTCGCCTGTTGCCGTGTAAACAGTCGTGTCTGCGTCAAGGTTGGCTGTCGCCAAGTACAAGGCCATCTTAAGCGTGTCTGTGTCGAGGTCGTGTACACCCAGCAAAATATCCTGCTTAAAGCTTGTGGTCAGCGTCTGGTCAAATGCCATATCAGATCACCTTTTGCTTGTACTGACCGTCCCGATACGCATCTCCGCGTTCGAGTCCATCACCAAGTCGTTTGGCCTGCGCCAGAGCTTCTGTGTACTTGCCGTTGTACAAGGCGGTCATGTCGGCCTCGCCCTTCATGAACGTGTTTGCTTCTACCAGAGATCCGTACAGAAGTACAGGATCGTAATTATCGCCAAGCCAAGATGTGCCAGCCGTGACAATTGAGACGGGGTAGTAGAAGTAATGCAGCTCTACGTAATAACCGGCGTCAGGCGTTGGGCCGAGGATGAGCGATAGCTCTGTAGTGATCGCTGAACTGACAATCGTTGGCCCAAACAAAGCGTAGTATTTTGGCTCGCCTGTTGCGTTCGGGCTTGGGTAAGCCTGACGGATGAAGTTTACATCCTTGTTGAGCAAGTATTCGTACGTGCCAGTGTCTAAGTTTGCACCGACAACACCCGTCACCAAGGCCAACGAAAACACAGACAGGAAGTCGTTCGGCAAGGACACGTACTTGTTGTTGGCCGTTATCAATGAGTACTGATTCTTGCGAAGTGCCGGGAACTGAACAGTGTTGAAGATGCGCTGCTCCGCCTGCTCGACAAACACGGGAATGTTGTCGACAAAGTCAGTATCGAAGTTCTGCGTGTAATCGCAGATTGCAGCGGTCAACTCGGTGTAGTTCACGCCATTGGTCCCCGTGCAGTGATGCCTTTAGTGGCTGCGCCGTTGCCACGGGTCACTATGCCTGTGGTCTTGGTTGGCTTGTAGTCGTTGCTGCGGTTGTTGCCAACAGACACGTTTAAATCCTTCATGTACTGGTTGTTGTCGCATGGAGGAATGACCGCCTTTGTTGGGGCTGGTTTGGTTTTGTATGATGTTGCCATTTCTGACTCCTTAAGTTACTGAGATTGTTACTTGACCCACCGCTGTAGTCAACACCAGATTGTTTGGTGTCAGCAACTCGGTGAAGAAACTCGCACCTCCAACCGGATACCAACCCCACTGGATGTCCCGGCTACCCCCGGTATTGAACCCTGCTGTGTTTACACCTGCCACTACATACGTTGAGTCCCTGCGGGGGTTGCGTACCGCCTGCGGGTCATCTACTGGGTACATGCCCAACTGAAGCTGTGGCTGGTCCGGATCAAAACAGTCGGGGCAGACCAGCGTGTTAAACACCTTGGTCTTGACGATCTCTTTTCTCAGGTTGGTCAGTTTAAACTGAAAGCCACACCTATCGCATATGGCAATGCTGTTTTTGCCAGATGCGTAACGATTGCCCATTTAAGTCCCGCTCCCCAAATACTGACGGCGTGGGACAAACCGGATAGCCGCCTTTTCGCGGTCTTCATCTGAGGCGAGTTGCCATGCTTCGTCGTACTGCTGTTTTAGCATGGGCAGGCGCTCATATCCTGTAGGGATCTTGCCCGCTATGTAATACGACAAGCCAGCCGCCATGCACGGAACGAACCTGAAGGGCACGTCCATGATGTTGACACCCCCTCCAGCATCCTGTGTCCGGCGAAGGCGCCAGTAAGCCAGCGTATAGGTCTGCGAGCCATCCGGCGTTGGCCAGACGGTAACGGCAGGCAATTGCTCCCAGTACACGGCTGTACCTGTGGTATGGGAAGCTGCGGTAGTGTCATTTTGAGCGCGGAAGCAGTTATTCAGGGTATTCCCTGAGATGTAGCTGTAATTGATGGTCTCGTTGTCAATTTTGACAAAGCCGGAGGCTGGCAGGCCCACAGTCGAACTGAGGGTGATGGTCGTGGCCGTAGAGGTAATGGTGCCGTCCAGCGTCAGACCCGTGGGCGAGCTTTGTGCGTTGTACCGCTGAATCCAGATTTGGATGGGCCGAGCCTGTTGAATCTTGTTCGGGATCGTGGCGTAGGTTGACACGCTGATCCGGGTGATGGTCAGGTCTGCCTGTGTAGACGTTGAATTGGCACCAGTGCGGATGACGTGCTCTAGCAGGTCAATGGTGTCGGACGGCAGGGCGTAGGTGTTCTGGCCCTGCACGAAGGTGATGGTTCCCGGCTCAATCGACCACATGTTGATGCCGCGATTAGCCCAGTCGGCAAACATGATGTTTAAACTGCGTCTGGCGGTACGGAGGTCGTAACCGGTGCGCAGCTCTCCACCAGCGCGTTCAAACGCCTCCTCGACCAGATCAGTCAGGTCAAGGTTAAACGCGGAAGAGCCGGAAGTGTTTGCCATTATCTAAACCCTGCTGTTTTCTTTGCAATCTTCTTTGGCTGAGCTACGAACTGCTTCCCGGCGGCTTTTCCTGCTCGCTTGGCTTTGGTCGTTGCAGCGTACTCAGAAGGGCTGAGACTTTTGATCGCAGCGCTTGGAAGGTATCTTTCGCCAGTGTCAGAAGATTTTTTACCACTTTTCGTTCTCCATTTTTGGTCGCCCCAGTCCTTGAGGGATTTCTGTGGTGCCTTCATATCAGTCTTTGTAGCCGCCGCCAGCGGCTTTGTAGCGTTTGGCCATCAATTGAGCCTTACGGGCTGACCACTGACCTGCGCCCGTACCCTGTACTGCGGCAGCTTTGATGCTGTTAAAAATGCGCTTACGCAGCCCGGGCTTGGTGTAGTTGCCAGCAGCGTTGACCTTGCCACCCTTGGCCATCTTGGCTGCTTTCGGCAATTTCTTGGGGTTTACGGCCCCCATGCCACGGCTGGCCATCATGTTTAAACCATCCTGCCTTTTGTGTGGCCCTTGGTGATGCAGCCATCAGCACGAGTGACGCCGCCGCCAGCCATCTTTTTAGGCTTGGGCATGGGCTTTGGAGCCGGTTTCTGCTCTGGCTTTGGAGCCATCTCAGTGCTGGTCAACGAAGCCTCGTAGGCTGCATCAATCTTTGGTTGGTCTTTTGCGTCCTTGGCCGCTTGCAGGAGTTCTTCTCTGGTTGTCATTTTGAATCCTTAATAGATCTTGCCGCGAGTTTTGCCACGCAATGCGATACCATCACCACGCTTAGAGGCCGCAGACACAGAGCTTTTAACGGATCCGCCATGAGCCATCTTTTTAACTGCGCCGCCTTTTTTCTTGGACTGTTTTGCTGCCGCCGAAGCTAAGCCTTGAAACTCGTCAAGCAAGTTGGTATCGATGGCTTCCTCAGTTTGTTTTTTAAGAATAGCCCGCTTAGCTGCGCCCAGCTTTGATGCATTTAGTCGAGCCGCTTTTTGGGCATCGTACATTTTCTTTAGTTTTGCCGCTCCAAGAACACCTCCACCAACGCCAGTGCCAGCCAGCAACATATCTAAATTGCTCATATCTGTAACTCTATCGCCACCGGCAACAGCAGCAGGAACTGGAGGCTGACCGGGTATTGCTTGGACGTTGGCGCGTGTATCCGAGCTTGGGGCAGCGGCGGGGGCCGCAGCGGCAGCAGCAGATGTTGCAGCAGGCTTAGAGGCAACAGCAGCGGGTTTTGTGGCAGGCTTAGAGGCAGCAAGTTTAGAGGCCGCAGGCTTCACCTTGCCAGCAAGAATTGCCGCATTCTGAGCTTGAGCCACAGAAGATGGGGCCATTCTTTTTTCATCGCGCTCACCTTCGGCGCGGCCACGCTGCATCATTTCGTAATTGCGCATATCAGCGCCTCTGTCCATCTCATCTTGATCGACAGATTGCTGATAGTTGGAAATGCCTTTTGCAGACCGGGCCTCATCAACCATGCGGTTGGCAGCAAGCTCACTCGCTGCATCACGATCCATCTTTGCACGGCCAGCCCCAAGGCGGTTGTATGCCTGTGAGCCTTCTTGGTCAATATTGCCCATACGAAGACGCTCAAAGAAACCCATGGGAGCATCCATATTTGAGGCAGCAAGACCCGCCATCTTGTCAGCAGTCTCTCCGCCATCTTGGAAGCGACGAACGCGCTTAACAGGTTTTTTCATTGGTTTCTTTGCAGCCATCTTGTACTCCAAGTTAAATCATCTTGCCTTTGGTCTTGCCACGCGACTCAATGCCGCCGCCAATAGAGTAACCCATGCCGCCGACCTTCATCTTTTTGGCCATGCCGCCTTTTTTCATCTTGCCTTCGCCATCTGCGGCAAAGGCTGGAATCTTTTTACCGTCTTTCATGACCATGGCCATGCCGCCCTCTTTGAGGCCAGCGTGAGCTTTAGAGGCGGGTTTGGCTGCGTGTTTGGCAAGTGCGGAAGGCATGCCGCCTTTTTTCATGCCCATTGATTCAGCTTTTTCGTGCATCATCATGGACTTTGGAGCGCCCTTCTTTTTCATGAAGCTCATCTCTTTAGCTACCATTGCTTTAGATTCTTTCATATCGCCACCTTTTGAAAATTTACGGCCCTTGTCCGCAGTTGAAAAATCT